ATTGGATAGCAGAAGATTCTTTTTGTGCGAATCAAGGTTATGGTGGTAAGATAGACTTGTACTCAAAGTCCGGCATCTTTGTGGACTTTAAAACTAAAGATAACCTAGAAGGCAAAGACCCTAGTAAGTTAGTGTATGATGAACATGGTATGCAACTATCAGCGTATGCTCAAGGTTGTAATATAGATGACCCTACAAGAGTTTCTATCTTTGTAGATAGAGCAGACACAGGATTAGTTCTTTGTCATATATGGGATAAAGACTCACATGAAAAACATAAAGAAATGTTTAATAGTATATTAAAGTATTGGCAACTGGTAAAAAATTATGAATGGCAAGAAGTCTAAACTAATAAGAAGAAAAGCAGAAGATAAACTTATTGACTGGTTGAGAACTATGATACCAGAGGGAGAAGATATTTCTAGAATTAATAAGAAAAATCTACATGAGTTTCTTCCTGAACAAACACACATCTTTGCTAACAATAGATTTATGTTGAGTGCATATAGTCTTAGATGGTTTTATAAACAAACAAAAAAAGAATATTATGAAAAAAAGAATTAATTATAAATTTAAAGAAGATAAAATTCTTACTATGATTAAATCATATATTGATGAAACCTATACTCAACACTATGCTAATGGTAAGTATCAAGCTACTGATATGATAATAGATGCAGGACACGGAGAGGGTTTTTCTGTTGGTAATATTATGAAGTATGCTATGAGGTATGGTAAGAAAGATAACAAACAAGCAGAATTATATAAGATAATACACTATGCTATTATAGCATTATATTTAGAGGAAACAAATGGTAGAAGATAAAGTAGGAACAAAGACTTATTTAGGTATAACAATAGACTATGACAAAGAAAAAAACTTTGACAAGTTTAGTTTAGATACATTAAAGGATAGATATTTTTGGGATAACGAAACACATGCTCAAGAAGCATTCGCAAGAGCATCAGTATTTGGTGCAACATTTAAAGGAGAAACAGATTATGAATTGGCTCAAAGACTTTATAACTACAGTTCCGACTGTTGGTTCATGTTTAGCACTCCTATTCTTAGTAACGGGGGAACTACTCGTGGGCTACCTATCTCTTGCTTTCTTAATTATGTTCCTGACAGCAGGACTGGTTTATCTGCTCACTATGATGAGAACATATGGTTGGCAAGTTCAGGTGGAGGCATCGGTGGATATTGGGGAGATGTTAGAAGTAATGGTATACCTACTACTCACGGCTCTAGGTCAACTGGTTCTATTCCGTTTATGCATGTAGTAGATTCTCAGATGTTAGCCTTTAATCAAGGCACAACTAGAAGAGGTTCTTACGCTGCATACATGGACATAAGTCATCCAGAAATTGAAGAGTTTATAAACATGAGAAAAGAATCAGGTGGAGATATAAATAGAAAGTGTTTAAATCTACACAATGGAATTAATATTAGTAACTCTTTTTTAGATGCTGTAAAGAATGATGAAGACTGGAGACTCATTGACCCTAAATCTAATGAAGCTGTTAAAACTATTAATGCTAGAGACTTATGGTTTCAAATAATAAATGCTCGTGCTGAAACAGGAGAACCTTACATGATTAACATTGACACATGTAATGATGCTTTACCAAAACAACAAAAAGATTTAGGTCTTGAAATTAAACAAAGCAACTTATGTTCTGAAATAACTTTACCAACTAACGAAGAAAGAACAGCAGTATGTTGTTTATCTTCCGTAAACTTAGAACACTTTGATGACTGGTCAGAAGATAATAATTTTATAGAAGATTTAATAACCATGCTTGATAATGTAATAGAACATTACATTGAGAATGCTATAGATACATCACAACTAGGAGGATATAGTGCAAACTTTAAAAGATTTACAAAATATATTAAAGAAGATAAAGAAGGATATGCAAAGTCATCTTACTCAGCTTACAGAGAAAGGTCGCTTGGTTTGGGAGCAATGGGTTTCCATGCTTACTTACAGTCTAAAAACATTCCGTTTGAAGGATTATTCGCAACCAGTTTTAATCATCAAGCATTTAAACATATTAAAAACAAAGCTAATCAAGCTAGTAAAAAACTTGCTGATATACGGGGCGAATGTCCTGACTTACATGGTAATGGTAAGCGTAATGCTAACCTTCTTGCTGTTGCTCCTAACGCTAGTAGTGGGATTATTTGTAGTGGTACTTCCCCTAGCATTGAGCCTTATCGTGCTAATGCATATACGCATAAAACTTTGTCCGGTACTTACCAAGTTAGAAACAAATACTTAGCTAAGATATTAAAATCAAAAGGATTAAAAACACAAGAGTTAGAAAATATATGGAAAGATATTGCAGGTAGTGATGGTTCAGTACAACATTTAGATATTCTTACTAAAGAAGAAAAAGAAATATTTAAAACTGCAAATGAAATAAATCAAATATGGGTTGTGGAACATGCATATCAAAGACAACAATATATATGTCAAGCACAATCTGTAAACTTATTCTTTACCTTACCAAAGGCTACAGAAAATCAAGATACACATGATGAGTATATGCAGTATGTTAATGATGTGCATTGGTATGGTATGAATAAACTAAAATCACTCTACTACTTTAGGTCTAACGCAGCTAGAAATGTAGAGAATGTAAACATTAAAGTTCCAAGAATCAAGTTAGATGATGTGGAATGTATAGCCTGTGAGGGATAATATGATAAAACTATATGTATATGATGCTTTAAAATTTAAGTATAAAGCAGAGATAAAAGAAGCAGAAACTAATATAATAAACTATGTTACCAATAGTGTAGGTGTTGCTGAACATTCTAATATTATTGAATCAATAGATTTATTAGTTGATAAATTAGCAAATGCAGAAGATAAATTAAGAACACTAGAAGATTGGTATAAAAAAATAGGAGAAGATAAATGAGCTTATTAGGAACAAGAGATTATTATAAACCATTTGAATATCCTTGGATGTTTGATTACTATGTATTACAAAATCAAATGCATTGGATGCCAGAGTCTGTACCATTACACACAGATGTAAAGGATTGGCAAGAACTTACAGACAAAGAAAAGAATTTACTTACACAAATATTTAGATTGTTTACTCAATCAGATGTAGATGTAGCTAGTGGGTACATTGATAAGTACATGCGTACATTTAAAAAGCCAGAAGCAAGAATGATGATGTCATCTTTTGCTAACATGGAATCTATACATCAACACGCTTATAGCTTACTACTTGATACTGTTGGTATGCCTGATATAGAATACAAAGCTTTTGCTGACTACGAAGAAATGTCAGATAAACATGATTATGTTTCTAACTTTAAACCTACTAAGTCTGATAAAAGAACTATAGCTAAAACCCTAGCAGTTTACTCTGCTTTTACAGAGGGTTTACAACTCTTTAGTAGCTTTGCAATCTTATTAAACTTTCCTAGATTTGGAAAGATGAAAGGCATGGGTCAGATAGTAACCTATTCTATTCGTGATGAGTCTTTACATGTAGAAGCTATGACTAAATTATTTAGAGAGTTTATAAAAGAAAATGTAGATATATGGACAGATGATTTTAAGAAAGAACTGTATGATATTTGTAGACAAATGGTAGAACTTGAAGATAAGTTTCTTGATTTGGTATTTGAAATGGGAGACATACAAGGACTAACTAAAAAAGATATGTATGCTTACAATAGATATATAGCTGATAGAAGATTATTACAGTTAGGTCTTAAAACTAATTATGACCAAAGAGAAAATCCTTTGGGTTGGCTTGATGAAGTTACAGGAGTAGAACATCAAAACTTTTTTGAGGGTCGTGCTACTACTTATATGAAAGCAGGATTAAGAGGTAGACAAGATAACATAACCTTTAGTGATGTCAATGGATAAACCAAAGTTTGAACCAAAAGAATTATTAAATTCTAAAAGAATTTTTAAATCTGCAACTCCTAAAGGAGATATTTCTTGGCATGTTAAATGGATTTCAAGTTTTTTTATTATGTGTTCAATGTCTTTAAGAGGAATTGAAGGTCTGCAAATGTATGATTTAATTTTATCTATTGTAGGAGTAGCAGGGTGGTTATGGGTAGGAATGTTATGGAAAGATAGAGCAGTAATTATTTTAAATGCTGTTGGTCTTTTTCTTTTAGTGAAAAATTTATTAATGGAATTTTTAATATGAAACAAGAAGCAATTTTACTAGGATATAAAGTTCTTTACAATAGAGCAGGTAAACTTATTACTGAAAGAGTTTCAACTGATATTAAAGAACTTAAACCTTATTTTACTGATGAGGAATATGCAACATTACAAACTGTTATGAGAGAAGGTACAGTTAAATTAGATGAAATACACAATCACATAGAAGCTAATCTAAATGCTAGGATAATGAAAGAATGAAATGGGCTAGTTTATTATTAGGGTTATTAACATTACCTTTACTGTTTAATGTTACTCCTTTAGAAACAATGAGGTTAAAAACCTTTGATGCTTTTGTACAAACTCCTGAACCATCAGGTAACTTTGTAATTTTAAATATCACAGAAGAAGATGTACAAGCTAGGGGTGGTTATCCTTTTCCTAGAGATGATTTAGCTCAAATACAAATAG